TATGAGCCCATGGTAGAGGATACACAGGGCAATTACATGACGGAGGAGGAGATTACCAAGGCTGCTTATTGGTTCGCCAAGAACGGCAATCAGGTAGACCTTCAGCACTGCTTCAAGAAGTGTGACGGAGCAGAGGTGGTCGAATCCTATGTTGCAAAATGCGATATGGAGATTGAAGGAGAAACGATCAAGAAAGGCACATGGCTCATGACCATGGAGATTACGGACTCTGATGTATGGGATTCCATTCAGAAAGGGGATATCACAGGATTCTCTATGGGTGGTGTTGGTGTCTACTCTGAGGAAGATGTAGAACTTCCGGTAGAGAAGCAGGAAGAGCCGAAAGGGCTTTTTAGAAAGCTTGCAAAGGCTATGGGCTTCGATGTCGTTGAGAAAGGTGCTGTGAAGAACAATTTCAAACGACGTGTGAAAGAGGATAACTTCTACTCTGCATGGTATGCGCTTAGAAGCTGCCTGGAAGGCAATTTCTACAATCCCGATACTGGCTCCTGGGAATGGGGATATAACTCTGACGAGGAGACCATCAAAGACGCTCTCACAGATTTCAATGATATTGTCACGCAGCTTCTTACGAGTGATGGCAGTATTGTTAAGTCATTGGAGAAGGCGGCAAAGGAAGCTCCTGCGCCTGTTGAAAAAGCAGGAAAGAGTATCAGCACCAAGAATCTAAGTGCCCTTAAAGGCATTTATGATACGCTGGGTTCATTTTTGTCTGAGTTCACTGATAATTCAGAGGGCGAAGGTGGAGACACAGTAGCAAAAAATAACGTCAAAAAGGAGGACGACGAAATGAAGCGAGAAGAAGTTCAGCAGATGGTAGGGGATGCAGTGGCAAAAGCCATGGAACCTATCACAAAACAGCTCGAAGCTATCACAAAGGGCGAGGGCGGCGAAGGAGAAGGCACACCTGCAGAACCTGAGTCTGATGTAAATGCAGACGATGTAGCTAAGATGGTGGGTGAGGCAGTTTCCAAGGCCATGGAGCCTGTTACAAAGGCA